GGCTCTGTGAATGGAGCTAACACTGCGCTACAACTTCCTTTCGCGAGAGAGGGTTCTCACCTCCTCAGTGTCTGATTTTCTTTGGTTAAACTTTTTCATCCCTGCATGTGTAAGATACGTTCAGTGTCACCCAAGCTAAAGCTTTGGGATCTACTGATTTCTCTATGCCCATATCTAATACCGGAACTTCCAATGAAATAACCTGCGGAAAATTCACTTTCTGGGTTAAGTCTCCACCTATCATGATGGTCTTCATCTCCTCGCCCATACGAACATAAACCCTGATGGGTTTCGATGACGTATTGGCTATAGAGACTTGTACCATCCGAACATTGTAAACTTTTCTCAACTTCCCGTTTTTCTCCTCTTTCGGAAAAAGAGGATGACCTTCCACGGGTTTTGAACTTAATTCCAGAAAGTCCTCCACCTTCTGCACCTTCGCAGAAGATCTTGCTTTCTGTTTGTCCACTGCACTTTGTAACATTCTTCTTTTCATCTCCTGTTTGGAAATGTTGATACCTTTGCCTAATTGTTTCTTGCCCATTATAACTCTTTTTAAAGGAGCGTCCTCCTTCCAACTTAGGCAGAAATCTGGCTACGTTGTACTCCCGCGGGACTACCATACGCAACGCTTCATTCCACCTTTTGTTGTTAATAAGCAATTTTCCATACTTATCAATTAAAAAGAGAACATAACGGTTAACCAGGTTGTATTCTTCAAAAGAAGTACAAAGTAACACGTTGACGGCCAATGCTCTGCTTAACTTATCAGCTGGACTTGCGCCGGATGCCCTCAGAGCTAAAGAACTTACTAGCTTGTTAGGAGTATTACACTTAGGCAACCAAACATCGTCGAAACGAATGAATTGATTCCCCAAGAAACTAACAAACTTTAAGTCTCTAGCATCCAAGTGGCCTTTGAGCTCGACACCCAATTCCTTGAAATATGAATGTAAACTCTCCGTCGGTAATCTAGCTAAAGCCAAATCACTGCATGACCTAACAGAGTCATCACCAACTACACACAATTCCACATTTTCTTTGAATTCCAGATAGCTGAAACCCGCACGCGCATAACTATAATAGTAGAGCAAACACATTGCTAAAGTGTTGTCCACTATGGTGTTAGATGTGCCAGAAGGATTCCCACCATCGTATTTTTGGATAATGTAACCATCAGGCTGTATAAATACAGTGTTGATTATATCCTCATACAAAGTGTAAAATCTCTTCTTGTGCTTGGTACGCTGATCGGTCTCATCAAATTGTGTACTAATATGTCTCCACCTGAAATCTCGGATCGCCTCAAAGATAGGTCTGATAAAAGAAGAATCAAACTTCTTTGCATCGTCCTCAAAAGTGTTGGAATGCTTAAGAAGCTTTTCAGCTAAAGCATTCCAACCTCCATCAAACGGATTCAAACCTACCGCAGAGGGACACTCTAAATGGGAAG